TGTTATTTTCTGTAAAGTAAGGTGCTAGTGAAGCGTCAACGTCCAAGGGTGCAGCTGGAACGGCAGCTGCAACCCGTGGCGTGAACAAATCGAAAAATCCCATGCCCGAATTGTGGCAGGCTTATACCTTCAACCCACCATGATGTCTAGATCATTCTCTGGGCGTGTCGCAAAGTGTGTGACCAGCGCGGTGGCAACTGCGCCACAAACAACGGCTTGACTTGCACGGCGACCAATCACCCAGCCACCGTCACCACGTCTCAATTGTACGGCTGACAAGATTTCGTCAGTCAACTGTGCTTGACCCCTATGTTTTAACCGCCCACTGTTAATCGCCGATAAAAGTTCGTCACAACTTTGCGGGTACGACGCGTCCATGTCGAAAATTGGAATTCCTGCTGGTGCAAGGCGCGCCGCGACCGCGCCACTGGTTTTGCGTGAGTAAAGCACGTATTCAACGGGATACCTGCGGGCATAGTCTGCAAGATCGTTGGCGATAGCCTTATCGTCCAATTGCAAGTCATTTGCCCACGTGTGCAGCATTTTGACCACAAACGTTTCCGCGCCTAGTTTTTGGGCGGCAACAAGACTTCCGTGTTTTCTGTCAGGTGAAAGGTCAATCGCCAACCACGTCAATTTCTCAGGGTCTAGGTCTGCGTCTTTGTCCAAGCAATTGCCCCAACTGGCAGAATCCACCGCTGAAGATATTGCCACAACCCACCGACACAAAACTTCCGTCATTACTACGTCGGGCGGGTCTTTTAACACCGACTTGATATTGTCTTCATGAATTGTGATTCCCATTGCTGGATTGGCGTGCCGTGCGTTTTCCACGCTGATTTCGTCAGTCGGTGCAGACCATTCAAAGTATCCAATTTCATCTTCAGCCCCAGCGATCTTCGCCAACGCCCTTTCCCGAAATGCGTTCAAAACTACGCTGCTGGAATCACCTGCGTTTGTGTAGGCCATGACAAGCGGGTTGCGTGCTGCCATGAGGGTGTATCGCAATGAGGCAAAACTCTCTAAGTCGTTCATTTCGCGCAATTCGTCAAGGTGAATCGTTTCAGGTCGAGAGACACCACGCGCAGCTGAACCGCCTGCCTTTACCATAAAGCGTGTTCCGTTGATCGTCTCAATTTCTTCAGCCCCATGCGCCCAGCGGATACGTTTGACTTGTTTTGCCAAAGAATCGTTTGCCTCGATTAAGGACACCAGCGCACGGAATTGTTCAAGGCTTGTCGCCAATCTGTGCGCCGACCCAATTTGCAGCGGTTCTTCCCATAGGAAAAGACCGCCAAGAATTCTGATCTGTTGCAAAAATGATTTGCCGTTCTGACGTGCGACCACGCATACGTTTAAAGGCGTAGCCCACCGCCCGTCAGGCTTTACCTTGTGGGAATGAATCAAGTAGAATTTTTGCCATTCCATAAGGTCAACGTTGATGCTGGTAGCCAAATCTATGAGTTCGCCCCCGCGTGAAGGCAAATCGTTCAGCGGCGTGTGGATTCTAGGCGTCGAAACCCCGAAAATGCGTTCTGTGTCCCTACCCAAAACCGTTGTAAGCCTATCTAAGACCTTTTCAGGCAGTATGTGACCTTCTGTGACCTTCCTACTCATGTTCGAGGCTTCTTGAGGCATTTTGGGGCAAATCTTGCCAAGAAAGGGTCAGGGGTGTCGGCGGTGTGTAAAAAAACCGCCCCCCTTTGGCAGAATTGCAACTTCCGCACAAAGTTTGCAGATTCCAGTCTTCGTCACCACCACCAGCAAGTCTTGGGACTATGTGGTCAACCGAATTGCCCTCACCACCACACTGCTGGCACGTATATGAATCCCGTTGCAGTATCCGTGCCCGTATCTTGCGCCACTTGCCTGTGCTGCCATTGTCTTTGAGTGCGCTTGCCATTAGTAGTAGTTCCTCTGCTGATGAAACGCCCATGCTTTGCATGATGTCTGATAACGAATTGTAATGTATTTGAGTGTTGCGTCTATTTGTCTGAATGGGTCAAGGTCACGATAGTGCTTAGACCTCATTTGCCCTAGGCCGTAATGACTGCCATTGCGTGCAGTGTATGACCACCTTGATTCTTTCGTGATGATCTTGTTGAAGCATTGGAATTCCTTATAGTCAAGAATCCTAGAATGTGCATATAACTTCAAATGGTCTATTGAATAGTTAGCAGCTGATGAATTGTGAATGCTTGTTATTGAAAGCAATGCCGCAATGACATAGACCTTGCCCATTAGCCGATTACGCCCTTGCGAGCAATCCGCCTCAGCGGCTCGCTTCAAGCGAAACCAGCGTACCGCGACTGTCAAGCAAATGAATAACTTACGCATGGCCTTGGGCGTGTCCCACAAGTTTTGCACCCCTGTGCATAAAGCCTGTGGATAACTATTAGCGTGTAATGATTTCAATTGAATCCCACCCTTCACGTTTAACCTGCAACTTTGCCAACTGCATACGTTTGTGATGATCGCGTACGACCTTCAATGGTGCTGGGAATTCGCGTTGTTTTTGCACTTCAATACACGTTTCCAGCCTTGTATCAAAGACAACCAATTTGGTTTCAATGCCCAATCGTTGCGCCAAATTAAGCCACACTTGTCTGTGTGTTTTGATTGTGTGCGTACCGTCAGCGATTAGGTCTTTGCCCGATTCCACCGCAACGACGGCTTTATGGCGTTGCATGTGCATAAACATGGCAATGTCCAATTCACGGTTAATTCGCACCGCTTCAGTATTAAAGACGTGTTCAAAGCCTGTTTTGTGCTTCAAAACCCACGTTGATTTGCCAGCCCCAGGAATTCCCATAAGCACCACAATCACTTCCCACCCCAGCCAGTGCCTTTGAAGGAAATGCTAAAAGTTGAGTATGTGCGGCTCATGTCTTGATTGCAGCAGATTGGTTGGCGTTCGTCGTGGATTGACTTATCCACCTCAACACTGATTTGGCACACCGTGCATTTAAACTCATAGATTGGCATTGGAAGTTCCTATCTGTGCAACCCCCATGACTTCGCACTTGGTGCATTGAATCACTTCCACACCACTGGGAAGATTGTCCGTTACCTTGTGGATTACCTGTTTCGTTACTTTTTTGCATTTTCTGCACTCAAACTGAATTGTGTCCATAGTTGCTTCTCCTAAGATTTTCAATAGGTTGCAAGTTGATTTGTGTGACCCACCAATTCGGTTGTTTAGTGTGTCGGTACTTTGGCCGTTTAGCCATTGCAATGGGAATCCAACCCGCAATGAAGAAATGCGGTGATTCACCAGTGACAAGAATTGCCACGTCGTCAGTGCGGTCATATTCGTGAATTATTAGCTGCCCGGAAACGTACTTTGTCCAACGCACTTCAAAGTGAGAACCAACGTCAGCCTTGGTTTTACCTTTTTGCTCAAACGGGTCAAATTCAACATTGAGATATTTGGCAACAACCCATTCACTGCCGATACTTTGGGCGTCTTGTGCAATTAGATCGTGAAGCGATTTTTCAGTTGAGTATCCTCCTGACCGTGTTTGCCAATAGTCCGTGTTGGCTTTTGCCAAATGAATTGCTGCGTCGTGGCATGTAAATTCTTCTTGACGCGTCAAGGTCATTTTCAACGGCAACCCACACAAAACCAAATTATCTTTTCATTGCCGTAGCCTTTTTGGTAGCCAAATGCGTCAAATCTGACAAGACTAGAACACTTGTCACACTGTTCCATTTTGTATTCTTCGACCACTTCGCCGTTTTTGAGCAGTTTGCCAATCATGGTCTGCGGGTTGATTATCTCCATGTAATCGCTCATAGAAATGCCACCCCAATCAGTAGCACAACCAAGACAATTTCAATGCAGACAAGTATTTTGATTAGTCTTTGCTTCGTCATACTTGTGGCTTCCAAGTTCCGTCGCTGGTAAGCACTAGCCATATTGGGTCACACTGATCGGGTTTGCGCCCTACGCATGAATAATTTGCCCAGTCTTTTTTGGTCTTCGCACTGTTTCCAGTACGGAAAATGCGGTGGCCATGACGGCACTGTGGTGCTTCAGGAACAAGTTCACCACCAAGTTGTTTTGCAATTTCTGCAACACCTGACGCCAACGTTTGAAATCCAGCTGCGTCCATTTCTTCTTCAGTCTTGTAACTTGGCACTTCGCCAAATTTAGTTGTCCAGTAGTCGTATTCCTTTGCTGGGTCTGCGGTGGCAACCTTTGCACTCATAGATTCAACTTGTTGCATTGTTTCCTTTGTGGCTTTTTCTGTCC